TAGGGGTGATCAAACACGGATGTGGATAGATGCTGACGAAGTGACCGACCTCATCATAACTAAACCTAAGCAGTTTTATAAAAAAGGCCGTCACGGCCTTTGGCTAATAGGCGAGGGAGGTTTACAAACCTCTTACGAGCTTGCCCGATTTACTGAGGTTAACGTTGAGTTGACAGTGACTCCGTACAACGGCGTAGAGGTTGACGTAGTTGACGAACAGGAATGCTATCTGGATCATAACTTCACTTATCGAGATGCGACCGCTTACGAGGTCTTATCCCAAACGCTCAAGGCCTTCGGACTCATGGCGCAGTTAGATGTTAGCACCTCGACTCTAGAGCTGTACACCTACAACACCATAGCAGGGAGAGCGGATACGGGCGAGGCAACGGACTGGAGCGACAAGGTGATTGGAGCAGAAGAGAGTGTCGAATATAGTCTTGATCTACCTCAGTTCTTATCCCTCAAGTGGAAACAAGAGGCGCAATATGATGGCAGCAAGGACACCGAGTTCGAGATCTTATCCAAGACCCCCGGCAGTGTTGACTACCTCACTAACTCGATTTATTCGGCGTGTAACGGCATGCGTACTCTACCCCTCAACGTTATAGGTTTTCCTGTCATTAACTTCTTAGGTCGTAAGCAGGACACGCCCACAGTGCGAGAGTTAACTAGTTACGTGAGTGGTGCTAAGTTGGTCAAGATAACAGGAACCTTGCCGAGCGATCCACCGATGTCAGTTTACATCGTTGAAGGTAACTCAATCGAGACGACAGGGGATAATTTCGTAACCGCGGATGACTCCTATTTCGACTATGCGAATACGGTCGACGGCATAGGGGCTAATTTCAAAACACTTCTTGACGCGTTGTATAGGATCGTGTATATCAAAGTGCCGATGAGGTTAACACCGACCGACATGGCGACACTGGACTTTAAGAAGCCAGTATTCCTAAAACAATACAACGCTTATTTTTCGCTCGAGAAAGTACAGTACGGCGAGAACGGAAGCAGTAAAGTAGAATTAATCAAGTTAAATTTATAAGCAATGGCAGAAGTAGAAGACATCATCATGCAAGTGCGGATCGACAATAGCCAGACTCTCACGGATATGGCTAAGTTGACAGAACAGATCGAAGAGCTAAAGAACTCCAACAAGGAGTTGACCAAAACCACGAAGGCACAGAACGACGAGTTAAAGAAAATCGGGGCGGAGCAGGGGAAAAACTCGGCAGAGTACAAGAAAGCTGAGTCCGCGCTAAACACAAACCGCGCAGCGGTCGAGTCGAACAAGCAAGCGATCAAAACACTCTCAGCAGAATACAATAATCAGGCTAAGAGCGTTGAGTCGACTATCCGGATGCAGACCCTCGCTGAAGGGTCACTTCGTCAGATGAAGGCAGAGCTTACTAAACTGAATCAGGAGTACGAGAATCTTTCACAAACTGAGAGAGAAAGCTCCGATGTAGGTCAGAAGCTCCTCAAAACGATACAAGAGAAGGCCGACGCGTATAACGGTGCGCAGATGGAAGCGCGGAACTACTATGTGAATGTAGGAAATTATCAAAAATCAATGGAAGGGGCGCTCGCAGGGAATAACAAGTTCATGCAAGGGCTTTTCGCGATGAACAACACCGCGAAAGAAACGGGCAAAACCTTAGGATCTACCCTTGTCAACTCAATGAAGGGCGTAGGTAAGGCGATGTTGCAACTCTTAGCCAATCCCCTCGTGGCCGCAATCGCCGTTATCGCCGTGCTGCTGATGGGTATTGTCAAGATCATTAAGAGTAACGAGGAGCAGATGCTACGGCTTAACGCCGTTTTTGCGCCGTTTAAACGCCTTCTCGATGGCGTGCTTAACGTACTTCAAAAAATGGTCGATAGTGTTCTATCGTTTATTGAATTCATTATGAAGGGGCTCGGAATGGTTATGAAGTTACTTGAGAGTTTACCCCTCGTTGGCGATGCTATGAAAGAAATAAACGACGAAACACGCGAATCTATTGAACTTGAGAAAGCTAAAAGAACATTGATTGAGAATAATAGAAAAGAGTTAGTTATGTTTGCCGAACTTGATCGCGATATGGCTAAATTACGACAACAGGCTTCTGATAAAGAAAACTATACTCTCGAAGAACGGATCGGATTTCTCAAAAGAGCGAACGAAATAAGTCTCCAGAAGCTCAAATTCGCACAGGACAACGTACGCGAAGAGCTTGCAATTGCTGAGGCCGAGGCTAAACGGAATAAGCAGAGTGCCGAGTCGCTCGACAATATCGCACGACTAAAGGCCGAGCTTATTAGGCAAGAACAAACTTATTACGAAGAAGTGAAGGGAAATTCTAAAAAACTGAATGCCTTTATAGAAGAAGAACGCGCAGCGCGTCAAGCCGCCGATGATGCACGTATCGCGAAACAAAAGGAATGGGCAGAGCTTTACAAAGCCAACCTCACTCAGATCCGCGACCTGACTATCAATCTGATGAATGAGGGAGCGGCTAAAGAGATCGCCGCACTCGAAGCTCGACTAAAAGACGAACTCGAAAAAGTAAAGGGGTCGGCTAAACAGAAAATCGAAATTGAAAGACTACTTCGTGAGCAATTCGAGAAGGATAAACAGGCGATCACCGAGAAGTACGAACTTGAGAATATCACTAAGATCGAGCAGCGCATAGCAGAAGAGATGCGCATACGTGCAGATCTTGCCGAAAAAGGAAGCACCGAACGATTAACAGCACAGCTCCAAATTCTCGAAGTCGAGAGACAAGAGGCGATCAGGAACGCGACTGAGACGGGCGTATCAGTAGACCTCGTCAATAAAGAGTTCGACGCTAAACGCAAAGAGCTAGTCAAGACTAACGAGCAAGAGGTTCTACAGGTCAGACGCGAGGCGTACGAGAACTACATAAAAGAGAAAGAGTCACAGTTCCAAACTGAGCTTCTAAAGATCGCGGATAACGAGAACGCGAAAAGCGAACTCATGATCGAGCAAGAGCAGCAACGCCTGACCGACTTACTTAACCTCGATAGCGATCAGAAAAAAGCCCTCGGACTTAACGAGACCGAGTACGCTCGAGTAGTAGAAGAGCAACGCGCGAAAGTAAACGGCGCGATAAAAGCTAATATCGACTTGCAAAAGAAGCAGATGGACGAGATGCGTGGCGGCTTATTCGCAGTCGGAGACGCCGTATCAGAAGTGCTCAACATAATGGCCGAGAACCAGGAAGAGTACAGCGCGTTTGCAAAAATCGCGGCGCTGTTCCAAATCGCGATCGAGTCGGCTAAGTCAATAGCTACAGCCGTGGCAGGCGCAACAGCCGCCGCCGCTGAAACGGGTCCTGCAGCCCCTTATGTCGTTGCCGGATACATCGCCTCCATGGTCGCTACAGTACTGGCAGGGATCGCACAAGCATACTCAGTAATCGAGAGCAAGCCAGCACCTAATGCCCCGAGCTTCGCCACAGGGGGGTCGATCAAAGGGGCAGGATCCGGCACAAGCGACTCAATCATCGCGAACGTCAGCAACGGCGAGAGCATTCTAACAGCGAAAGCGACGAACATGTTCGCTCCTCTACTATCGTCCCTTAACCAGTTAGGTGGGGGTGTGCCGATCACAGTGATGGGAACAGCCGCAGGGTACGAAGGCGAAGAGATGCTCACCCGCGCCTTCCGGAAAGGTGCTGAATCGCTTCCTAACCCGGTTGTATCAGTCGAAGAAATTAACCGCGTGAGCAATCGCGTAGAAGTATTGGAAGGGCTTAGGTCATGACAATAGCCGAATTGCTTATAATGTCGAATGTTGACGCACTTACACGCAATGGTATAGTATCAATCACCGCGGGGCGTGATGTGCGCATATATAAAGAATTCAGGAGCTACGAGCGGGCTATCCTGAGTGGCACTATGCTGAAAACAGATGTCTATGCTATTCTCGCGATGCAGTTCAATCTCGCAGAAAGGACTATCCGGAAGGCGCTACATGGGATGTGCAGCGAAGCAGTTGGCACAACTTCCTGCCACTTTGCCGAGTCATCGAAAAATTAAACTATTTTTGCAAAAAAATCAAAGAGAATGATACTATTAAAGGGTATAATCGGAGAACAAGTCACACTAGCGAACGTAGTAGCGCTCGTAGAAGCTGACACCGACCCTATTCTACAGGTGCATATTAACTCAATAGGTGGAGATGTCGATACAGGGATCGCTATTTACGAATATCTAAAGAATTATAAAGAAAGACCAGTTTACACTTACGCAGTTGAAGAGTGTATGTCGATCGCTTCTATTATTTTTTTAGCCGGATCCCGTCGATTTGCGGGGTGTCCTATTATGATTCACCTTCCTATCATCACCCCACAAGAGGGCGATTCCTATAACACTGATGACCTAGCTTTTTTGACTGGCTACCTAAGCGAGACCAATAAGCGAATGATCAAGATATACAAAGAAGTTACGGGGGCTGACGAAAAGACCCTTGAGCTTCTTATGAAAGAAACGAGTTACATTTCCCCTAAAGAGGCGATCACGCTCGGATTCGCTCACGAAACAACTGCCCCTCGGGCGTTGGCAATTTTCAACATTAATAACAAAAATTTATCAGAAATGGCAAAACTAACAATGAAGGAAATCGTTGCGAAAGCCAAATCCGTAATCAAAGCAGCAGGGGAACTAATTGAACCTGATGTGAAGGCTATCGAATTGACGGACGTTAACGGTAACGTGCTATCTGTTACAAGAGAAGAGGGAGAACCTCAAGTGGGTGACGCGGCTAGTCCGGACGGAACTTACACTCTCGAGGACGGTAGAACTATCACAGTAGCCGGAGGGGTGATCACTGAAATAATGGATCCCGTTATCGGCGAAGAAATCGAAGCCCTTCGCGCTGAGAACGAACAACTACGCAACAGCGTAGCTGAATTGACCACCGCCTTAGGCGAGTCAGTTACCGCGATGGAAGAGGCTGAAACCGAACTAACAGGATTGAGAGCACGCGCTCAAAAATCCAACTTCAAAGCTCCTGCTCGCACGGCAGGCAAAAAAGATGAGAGCAAAGAAACTAACAGCATTATCGAAGCATCTAGAGCTCGCGTTCAAGCGCTTCGTGAGGGAAAAACTAAAAACTAAAAGAGATGGCAAAAATTATCAACTTTCCTGTGTTGTCAAAACAGGAAATGATGGCCTTAGCCGAAGTGGTTTTCGTGAAAACCCTCGAGCTAGGTCCTATCGCGTCATTAGTTGACGTGAGAACAGGGGCAGGATCGGGTGACCGAATCGCCTGGGTTGGCCGTATGAGCATGGTAGGAAAGAAAGGCCGCGGCTGTTCACCTACTAACGACACTCCTACTGCACCTTTAACTGAAAAGAGAATCGACTTGAAAGAGTTCGATATTCGTTTGGTTCAATGTTATACAGAACTTGAAGGGATTCTTTACAGATTAGGCTTGAAAAAAGCCGCCGAAATCGGAGACCTCGAGGGTACTGATTGGCAAAAATTCTACGAAGAATTGTTATCAGAAGCGATTGACACAATGTACAGACGTTTCTTATATTTCGGCGATACCGAAGCCGAGAACGTAACCGACGGAGGAGAAATCAAAGACGGTGTTGACGTTACTTTCTTCACAACAGTTGACGGTGTATTCAAACAAATCGCTGACCTTATCACAGCGGGTGCTGCAGTGGTTGTGAAAACGATCACCTCAAATGCGCAAGCTACAAAAGCCGCTCAGTTGGCTTATGACGAAGACTTGTTACCTATCCTTGAATCTTTAATCTTAGACGCCCCTGCAGCTCTTGCAAAAGAAACTGACTCGGCTGTTTACGTATCCCGCTGGGCTATGTCTCGTTTGAAAAAAGAATTATTGGACAAAGCAGCTTACACTGAATCACAATTCAAACTTAATGAGCA